GTTATATCCAACTCTTATTTTCTCGGCCTGGTCAAGGTAGTACTTAAGCCCTTGGTCATTACCGACAATCAATTGAAGTAAATTAATATTTTGCCCATCAACCTGAAAAACCCAACATGCTGTAGAATCTGTTCCGCCTAAATCCCAGGCAGTATTTAAAGGCAGGTTTGGATTAACTGGAAGTCGAGTCATTCGCCCTTCATTTTTCATATCTGTCATTTGAAGTGTGAAATACGACCCCACATTACCCACCTCGAAATCACAGTAAAACTCTTGTCTTATCTTCTCGTCTGACATACCCATTTTTCTAGCGCCGTCAATCATGTCCGCTGTAATAATTGGGTCGTCATTATTGTCTCTGGTATCGTCAATCGATAAAACCCTGGTTAAGTATTTAGGATTATCTTGGGCCACTTGCAGCAATTCGTACAAGTGATTAAGGCCCCTTGGGGTTGATTGAATAATCTCAATGCCTTTGTTTTGAACTAAAATAGGATTTAAATATTGGCGAGCCTGTGGATTATGTAGCGCAAACTCTGAATATATAATCGTACAAGGATTACTCCCCATCCAAGCATCAAATAGATTGCTGCCACCTAAGACCATCCTAGAACCGTTAATGAGAGTGATTTCCATTCGCGCTTCGTTTTTTTTAGCTATAAGCTCCTTGGGTATCACGCTTAGGAATGACTTCCCTGAAAACATAAGGCCCTGCCATATAACTTCCCTCGCCTGCCGAACCAAAGGAAAAAGGTATATATGAGTCCCAACTCTTTGCAGTGCTCTCATTAGCCAAAGTTGAACACATGTAACATCCTTGCCTGCTCTTCTATGAATCACAATGAGTGCATTCATACCACCATTGACTGCTTTAAATATCTCTTCTTGATAAGGGTAAAGTTTTATTTCCCTAGTGGGGATTTGAACATACATTAGATATTACTCAATGATTCCGATTTTTCATTATATACTAATTAGCCATATACGACTTAATAACCTCAATACCTTCTTTAGACCCAACCACCATCTCACCGTCGTAACCGACTTCGCGCATACTTTCGATAAAATCAAGCTGCTGATTTATATGGGCTGAGTTGCTTTTATTAGCTTTAAATTTTTCCGGCTTCACCTCTAACCAGAGCCCACAAAACCCACTTGATGGGTAGGCTAAAAAGAGGTCTGATGCTCCCACTATCTCGCCCATACGCCTAGAAAGGACGTGCCCTTGCACAGACTTTTTACCACCATTCCCTATCTTAATTAAGTGTCCTTTCAGTTGTGGATACTGAAGATTAAACCACTTAACGATAGCGATTTGCGTTAGCGTTTCAGGATATAATTTTGATACTTTCGCTGTTTTGGCCCATGCCATTATTTGCCGCCCTCAGGAGAAAAGTCTATTTCGATACCGTGAGCCCTAAGGACTGCCTCGGCTGTCTGCTCTACAGGGGAGTCTGGCTTTCCTGTGAAAAAGAAAGCTCCAAACCCAATTGCTCCGGCGACCGCAATAGTAATAATCGATTTACTTAATAAATTTTTAATGTTCATATTAGCCCCCGGATACAAATTAATCTTCTTTAGCTTCAAGTTCTTCTTTAGCTAAAGCACCTAAAACCTCAATAGCACCTAACAATTTAAGATGTAATTGAGCTGTTTCTTCTCTTCGTTTTTCTAATTCTTCGATTTTCTCTTTTAATTTTTCTAAATTCATAATGATTCCTATTAGTTTATGCTCTTGAAATTGCTTTTGCGATTTTAGCTAGGCATTCATCCATACCTTCTAAAACCATTTCTACTTCTTTTGACTGAGCAAGGATGGAAACGCCATCTTCTTTAACTAAATTAGTATAAACAACCGTAATCTTGCCTGTTTGGCAGCACATTTTACTAATGCTTGCTGGTAATTCTTCATTTACAAATGACATTTTATTCCCCTTTAGAAAATTGTGTACCCAATAAGAACCGTGCCATCTAATGAACTTGAAGCATGATTATTATGTATAGTTAGCGTTGCTGATCCACTTCCTGGTATAAATTCAAACGATATATTTTTTATTGTATTTGTTCCGCCTTGAAGTGTGACAGCCGCTGTTGAAGTAGCAGTAATCAGTGTGTTGGTCCACGTGATTGCGTAAGTGCCGCCAGCCGCAGTGGTTAGCGCTGAAGTTGTGATAACACCAGCACCGCCGCTTGCCGTTACTGCGTTTGATGCCTCTGTCCCATCAACTTTTGTTGCAATAACCGTCGCGAGAGAGACAGACCCGTCAAAAACTATATCAACCATAATTAAATTCCTTAAGCGTCAGCCATTAGTAATATTTTGTAATTTGTGCCATTAATTTTAACACGTAAATACCCTGCACTGGTTCCTGCGCTTGGGTAAATAGACCCATCACCCCTAAATCCTACAGGAAAAGTGGACGACCCAATAGCAATGCCTGAACCGTCGTCGCCCGATGTTGCGCCCGTCGATGATTCCGCGGATGACGTTGCACCGATTGCAATTGTTCCTGACGATGTAGCGGAATCCGAAGATGCTCGATATCCTATAAATACATTTTTTGACCCACTTGTTAAGGCCACTTGGTCTGCGCCAATTCCCGTACCCGCTTCTCGACCAAATCCGATATTATCACCCCCAGAATTTAAAGAAGGGAAACACGAATGACCAACCCCTACATTGGCAACGCCAGTAGTTAAATTTATTAGAGAGTAAGTCCCTATGGACATATTGTTTGACCCAGTATTTGCAGAAAGTAAAGCACTCGATCCAATTGCAACGTTATTATTTGCTGTTGTTAGGGCGATACCTGACGAATCTCCGATTAATAAGTTCCTGGTACCAGTAGCAGAACCCCCTGAGTAAGTACCGACGCAAATATTAGTTGCAGTGCCTGAGTTTCCAACACCGAAATATATTGAATTTACCGTAATGTCCGCACCAATAGCATTTCCGATGCTAGGAACGCCTGTGGCGCTGGTTACAAGTAGACCATCGTTTGCAGTGGTTAATCCTGCCAATGTATCAGTAGCCGAACTATAAAGTATTTGATTGGCTGTGGTTGCCGATAGGTTAGTGCCGCCATTTGCGACTGGAAGAACGCCTGTTACGCCGGTCGTTAAGGGTAGGCCGGTAACGTTTGTCATTGTTCCTGCGGATGGCGTTCCAAGGTTAGGCGTAGTTAAGCTCATGTTTGTTGCTGAAATACCTGCAGGTAGCGTTGAGCTTATACTAGGGACGCCAGCGCCCGAAGTGACTAGAACGCCATCGTTAGCAGTAGTTAACCCGCTAACTGTTGTCCCATTAGCTGCATAAATAGCAACTTCGTTTTCAGTTCCTGTGCTTACCGTTCCGCTTCCGGATCCGCCTCCAGAGGATATATTAAAGACTTTGAGCCATTTTAAAAACTCTGAGGCAGATATAGATGTTGAGTCATTTGTATTTGAGCTCATTGCGCCACCCACTTGGTAATGTTTGTGATGTATGTTCCATCATTAGTAAATGTTTGCACGTAAGTAACGTCTTCATATTCGGAAGTAATAGATGAAATAAATCCGCCTGAATAAGTAAACGTCTGCTCAAGCTTTTCAAATGGTATATAAAAAAGTGGCGCTATTGCTTGTATAGCCATAATAATTTCCTTTTACTCTATTTCGTTTAATGTACAACTAGTTTACTGCCTAAAACCATTTCGTGCTAATACACGTAATGCTCTTTTTGCTTCAAACAGAAAAAGCTCTTTCATTTTAAGATATCTGGTTTTTTAGTATAGAGAAACGCACCGAAACCGACAACAAAAAGAACTATGATAGTAATCCATCGAATTAAATTTAATTTATTCATAAATACATCCTTTTTTAGTAATGGCGCATCCAGTTTTTATTATGCTAATTATTGCTTAATTCATTCGTCATTTACAGTGTTTAAGACTGTGTACTTTTCAACAACCTCGTCTGTCCACACAGATTGCAAATAAGCAACTTCTTTAGCTATATCAATATCACCTACAAAGTTAGAAATCTCATCATATCGCCCAGGCATAAAGCTACGTGTAGATTTTTGCTTTCGCATAGCCTCGACACCCCCCTCATATACAACACAATCTATCCGCACTTGCACGGTCATATTTTTTTTACTTAAATTGAACTCGGAAAGCTCATATTTTAATTCAGTTGTCATGTTTATTCCTTATGCTTTGATGTACCACATTGAAAAATATAAATTGGAGGTTGCGCTTAAGTCAGCAATACCTATAGTGGTATTATCTATATCGGCTCTTAGTATACCAATAGTGTCGGACGCGTTTGTGTAACCACACATTACGTAATCATTAGTAAAGTTATTTCTAAATGATACTACTATGCCAGCCCTGTGAGTTGACGAGGTGCTAGCTGTAACAGGAAGGCCACCTATTTGAAAATTTCCTGCCATAGTATCTAGGTCAGAAAAAACTATTTTCCCCGTGATAAACACTTGCCCTGCTGTCTCTAAATACTGCCCGGAAAATGTGCCGGAAGGGCTTCCTGCGGTTGATGAGCCTTTAGGGACTGGGGTCCAGTTTTGCAAAGCCGTAGCAGTGTTAGCATCCACATACGACTTTATAGATTCACTAGTTGCGCCAGTCGTCGCGCTTGCAGTTGCCATTGTATCGTCATCTATAAAGCCATCTATAGTGGTTGATGAGCCTAAGTTAATGCTCGCTCCTGTTGCAGCGCCAATCGAAGGGGCTACTAGGGTCGGAGTATTACTTCCGACTAAACTTCCCGTACCGGTCTGCCCAGAAAGCGAAAGATTTATGCTATTATTTGTGGCCATGACAATTAATCCTTGTGATATTTTTATTAAGCAACTGTGTACGACCCCTGGCTACCCGTCAATACAGCAAAGTCAGAGTTTTCGGTGATACAAATTAACTCTATAGAGTCATACTGATTCGTAGCTGTTAGAGACCCACCTGTTCCTGTTGTTGTGTCGCTAGAACCAAAGTGAATTGTTTGGCTTGCGTTTTGAGCTATTTTATAAAGTCCAGCCCCTTTTCCTTGTAGAATGAACGTGTCTCCAACCGAGGCTGTAGCTGGCAGGGTTGCAGTGATAAGAGCAACATTGTTTAATATATATCCATTATTCGAGGACATTGCTTGGGTTGTGCCTGTAACCTCAGTCCAGCTGTACCCGCCACCTACACTACTGAGGGTGATAGTGCCGGCAGTATTAACAATAGTAACACCTGTTCCCGCGGTTAAAGTTGACGCGGTTGCTTCATTGCCTGTATCACCAATCCATAGCTGACCATTAGTTAAAGTGGGTGTTCTAGTCGTTACATATGAGACAACTGATTCAGCCGTTGGGACATTAGTCGCGCTTGCTGTAGCCATTGTGTCATCATCAATTACGCCGTCAATTGCGGTGCTAGAATTTAATAAAAGTGTGCTAGAACCTGAACCAATCGTAACATCCCCGGCAAAAGCAGCGCTTCCATCGTTAGTAGCAGTAAGCCAAGTTACAGGGGTGTTCGAACTTTCAGGCGTTACTTGAAATCTCATTCTTCCTGGAGAGCTTGTTGCACTGACTGTGCCGGTGGTGTCGACGGATATATCAATGGCGCCAAATAAATCATAATGTGATGCCGTCCAGCCTGCGGCGTATATTGAAAACAAGGACTGACCTGAGGTGACGGGCGAATGGCTAGTATCATCACTATTACTTCTTGAGCCAATTAATAAAGGCTGTAAAGTAGTAGAGTGTCGATGCATAATAAATTGCGCTTCATTCCCTCCGTCGATATTACTTACTTTAAAAACCGAATCATAAGTAACTCCATTAATATTTATACCACTGGCTTCGGTTCCTGGGTCGCCGCAGATTAAATCGAAATCATTTGTTTTAATGTCGCCTGTTCCATTAGCTGCTAGGTTTAAGTCGCCGTTGGTGTCAGTGATAGAAATTGTATTAGCATCAAGATTAATATTATCAACAGATAAATCACCTGTAACAGTTAAACTTCCCGCGCCATCTGTAGTAAATCCAGAGTCACCACCTAGTGTCCCAGCATTGTTATATTGAACCTGCGTCGTGCTTCCACCTGCCGCTACGGCTGCGGTTGAAACATAAGCTACCACAGACTCAGCGGTAGGAACGTTAGTGGCGCTTGCTGTGGCCATAGTGTCATCGTCAATGATTGAGTCAATTGCTGTTGTACTTTGAATCGTGAAGGTCCCAGGTATATCAGCTGTTGAAGATAAAGACACAATAGGGTTTGCCCCATCTGTACTATCAACGTCAACTTGGTTTGTTGTCCCTGTCACAGTATCAACTACGCCGCCACTTAAAGGGTCCCAAGCACTGGACTCATAAACTTCAAGCGCGCCTAAAGTTGTGTTATATCTAACCATCCCATCGAGTGGTGACGCCGGCCTTTCAGCGGTAGTTCCTTGCGGTGGGTAGAAGTGAGAGATGCCAGGCATTGTTAAGTTGTCAGTCAATGAAATCGTTGGGTCGCCGCTAATTCCGTCGCCATACGTAACATCTATCTGTTCTGAAGTTCCAGTTAATTCTCTTGAAAGAACAACACCTGTAGTAGTGGTTCCAACTAAAATCCCACTAGTTAGTGAGCCAATATCTTGAGCATTAGGGAGGTCGCTATCAGCAATTTGAAGTAGGTATGTTGCATCCAAAGGAGCTGCGCCTACTGAAGGAAAATCTGAAGCCACAATAGCAGTATCGGCAGTATTTTTAACCCAGGTTTGGTCTGCACCCAATATAGGTAGTATGGTATCGACAGTACCATTTAAGGTAGATGATATATTGTACCTTGGCCCTAACGCATCTTTAAGCACTTGGTTTTGCTGTTCAATTAGGACTAATCGCTTAAAGTCACCGTTGAGCATTGAAGGGGTAAAGTTAGTGTTTATATAAAGATTATCTCTGGTGGCTGGTGTAGCGCGAGTGATTGTTATGATATCTCCCACGGTTCTACCTGAATCAAAAGTGACTCTAACAGCCTCGGTACCGCCGACCAAAGTAACTGTGTACCCACTTGTTACTATGTCGGTTGCATCATCGGATTCTGTGCCTGAGGCTCTAGCATAAACAACAACATCTGTCGTCTCATCTACAGTCCAGGTTACACTAAAAACAGTTTGGCTTGCTGAGGCTGTAAACTGGTCTAATGGTAGTATGTCATTTATAACTATGCTCATTTAAATTACCCTATGTTTTGCCTTAGTTTTGGCTTTTCTCTGGAAGGCCTAGTCCTTCAATAAACTTAGCTGATAAATATCGCAGATACCAGGCTTGAGATAACGGTATTAGTTTAACAGTTCTTTTCAAATCCGCTTCGTTAATGTCATTTTTTACCAAGGAAATTATTGCCTTACCAAAAGCAACGCCTTGGGAGCCTGCGGGCCCAGCAATTAACCCTGCTGCTAGTTGCATTTTGTATTTATCTCCACTGGTATAAAACTTTTCGTTTAATAGCGCATTAGCGGTTTCTACAACCGGGTGTATATACCCCAGCGCTCCACTGTGACCAAGCGCAGCCATGAACTGCCCGTCTCCTCCGTAATCAGGGGATTCACCTCTTGCCATCTTTCTTAATGGGTCGACTAAAGACCCAAAAGCGAGACCTGCGGATATACTCATTAAATCTTTTACTTCACCATGTTGCAATAAAGGCAGTGTATATCTTGATGTTGCTGTGAATACCCATCCTTTGAAAAGCAGGGCAAGGTTCTTAACTGGGCTATTGTTAAAAAACGGGTTATCAAGTATCCCGCGTTTTAGGATTGTTTCTCGAAGCATTCGCCCAATAACATCGCCCATCTGATTAGAAGCATTAATATCTGACCAGTCATACCATTTAGAGTTATAAGAGCCTAGTGCGCTCTTTTCTCCCTTAGCCTCAAAATTATCAATAAATCGTTTAGACCACTCTTTAGGGTCGATTCCATTTCTAAGCATGGTTTCTTTGTCGACTTTTCTCAGCGCTCCTTTTTGAAAGCTGTACATAAACTCCATAATTTTAGCTTGAGTCATATGTGCCGATAGTGTTTGAAGCTGGTTATCAATATAGGTTGTACCAAAGACATTCCCCGAAACTTCGGCAGTCTTCTTTAGGCCTCTGTTTATCTTTCCTGTAATAGAGGTATCCCCAATTATGTCAGGATTGAAATGTTTATCCATATGGCCAGAAAGTAAGTGCTCCATGCCAAGGTGAGCGTGCGCGGCATCTAATTTCATACCTCTTGCATATTCTCCTTGGAATCCTGAGGACATGGCTTTAAGGGTTGGGACTAATGCGTCTCTAATGAATCGCCACGGCCCATTTTTTAGTATCAGTGCGCCAAGGTCAGCGACCTGGGTTAGAGGGACAGCCCCTAATAAGGTAGATATTGTAAAGTTTCTAGCTATGGCAGTCATTTTCTGCTCGGTTAATGAGGCACCAGTTCTACCCATAACTATATTATATGAATTATTAATAAAGCTTTTAGCGCTTGTTAGCTCATCATCAATCTTTTTATATTCGCTTTTGAGTCCTTGGCCTTCAAACTTCCTGCTAGCTGCTTGCCTTTTAATTTCTCTTTCTTCAATAAGCAATGAGCTAAAGTATTCTGCTGGTTTCTGGTCATGTATTCCTTCAAAAACCTCGTTCATTGATGACACTCTTCCCAGTGCTAAATCATAGGTAGCGATATCCCCACCTAGATTTGATGAAAGGAACCCAGCCTTATGATGTACCGAGTCGGGTATCATTAATGTTCTTGCTTTAATTGGATTTTCACCAATACTTGGCACTAGTTTAGCAAGTAGGGAGCGGCTTATTTGCTCTGCGGTATGGCCAGTGATTGTGTTTCCATAGGCTTTAGCTGCTGCCAATCTTTCATTGTCGTCATTAAAAACCTTTCGTAATACTGGCTTGTCTTCGGCAACATTGAGCAAGTTTATTATGCCGTCGCTGTTTTTAGTATATAGGCGTCTAGGGATGCTGCCCTCGTTTGCGGCAATTGAAATCTTAACTTTTTCGGCTTCTATAGCACCGCGAAGTTTATCTTGTGCTTCTTTAGCTTTTTCCAGCTCTTTTTGAGCGATATGTAAATCAGCTTTAACGGCGCTTGCTTTTTCTGTAGCTACGGGACCAGTTTTGTTAACTCCAGCTGTTTTAGCATGCTTTGCTTTATATTCTGACACTTTCTTTTGAAGAAGTTTAACTTGCTTATCGACTTTATTAAGGTCTTTATTAAGCTTTACTTGGGGTAAGTTTAAGTTATCTATATCTCTAACATCTTCAGTCGTTAAAACGTTTCTTTTATCAAGGTAAATTGCATGCTCTTCATTGTCTCTTAGCTTTCTTTCTAGGATATTTTTCTGCATCTTTAAATTATCTTGCTGGATTTTTATTTGATTTTTTAAAGACTCTTGATCTCCTCGACTGTTTAGCTTTAACTCTTTAAGTCGTTTAAGTTCTTCTTTTACAGTGTCAACTGGCGCGTTAAGAGTAGATATTGCCTCATCTGCTTTAAGCAGGTAGTCAGCGGTAACTTTAATCCATTCTTCTTCATTTTGAGATATGGCCTCTTTGTCGTAGACTTTCATAAGATAGGCGCGCGCAGTTCTTGGTGATAGGTAGTCTTTTGGAAGGCCCATAGCATCACGGAACCTTTCCCAAGTTGCATCGACATGCTTTCTTACTTTTTCAGCAATGTCGTTAACTTCTTTTATGTTAGAAAGCTCCCCATTTATAATGACGCCCCTAACTTCGTGATTAAATTCAGCCAGTGTTTTAAAGCCATCTGAGTTGATTTTTTGCTGGAAAGTTTTAATTGCCCTAACGCCTTGGGTTCTGCTATCTATCCCAAGACTGCTCTGCCAGGCGCCTTTAATATCAATATCCATGAGCTTAGACTTCTCTCTGATATCTTGAATTAAACGCTCGACGTTTGCGCCTTGAGGGATGCCTTTCTTAACGCCTTCTACATTCAATGAATGCTCAACAATTTTGTTTGTCCATAATCTTACTGTGCCAAACGGGTGAGATAATCCGCGTATCACTGGATTTGCTTTAGTTAGCAATTTACCTAATACAGGTACAGCAAAAGCACCTTCAAGAACAAGCGAGTTATCATAAACTTCTTGCCATTTATCGACCTTGGCGGCACCGACATTTTGACCTTGTATCGGAACGACTTTTGCCTTTCCTGTATAGACGCCATCTTTAATGGTTGGCTCTAAGGTTAACCCTTCGTTAAAAGCATTCAATGAAAACTTATTTCGATACATTTTTATGCCTTCATAGCCTTTCCCAAGACCAACCCCACCTGCTATTAAAGTTGCTCCGAAAAGAGTATCTCTCATCGTATCAAAAGCAATCTGTGAGGCGTTTAAGTTTTGGTTACCAAACTGCTTTGCTGTTTCTTGCTCAAGAGATAGCGCTGCAATTTTTGGCACGTTATCTTTAAGTGTTGAGCCAATTCGTGTTGCTAGATTTGCGTATTTAACTGTCGAGGAAAAGGCAAGTAGTGTTGTGGGACTTAATAACCCTCCTGCAATCCCACCAAATAAAGCACTTGAAAATGAACCGTTATTGTAAAACTCATCATCATGTTCATCTTCTCTGACTGCATCTAATATCTTTTGCTGGTCTTCTGGTCCTGTAGCGCTAGCTAATCGCCCCCAATACTTTTGGTCTACCGTTTTGTATAGGTCAAACTTATCGTGGACTGGGCTCCAGTCAGGAGGGGTTTCTTCTTGAAGATGATCGAACTCTCTGAAAATCCCCTTGCCTATATTCATTACATCGCTGGTTTCAGCAAAAGAATGGGCAGCATTAGCAAAAAATCCTGGTGCCTCAATGTTTTTAGGTACTTTTAAAGGGGAGGATTTCTCATCAGGGCTCATAGATTTTAAGCTTTGAGATACCTGCGGCGGAACTGACTCTGAGGCAGGCTCTTGAGGTGTGGCGTTAGCTATAATCTCGTCAGTATCAATCCCAAATTTATCTTCTGCCATTTTTAACCCCTTCAATTCTAGCAAGTCTAGTTTTTCTTTGTTGTAGCCCTGTGCTTCCGCCTGAAATTAACCTAGTTATCTCAGTGTATTTTTTTTCATCTGCAAGCTTATTCAAGCCTCTTGACTCCCAAAATGCGGCCGCAACTTTTAGCGCTACTAATGGGTTTTCTGCTTTTTCTGGGTTATTAATTAGGTCAACGCCAATCATATCTCCAATAGTCTTATAATTTCCCCTACCAGTTAGCTGAATTAACCCACGACCTTTATATTTTGCGCCATCGCCTGGCTGAGTATTCCCTAGCTTTCGGCCTATAGAGGATTTGTTCCCATATTTTGCCTCGGCTTTGTCATTACTTATTTTTTCTACGGTAGCCCTGAACCCATCACTCTCATGTGCTATTTGAGCGACAAAATAATTCATCCTTCGCTCGTTGTTAATGCCATAGCTGTCTAGCAATTTGGTATTATTTTCTATTACTTTGGAGTATGCTTTTGTAGCTTCCGGCGCAGTAGCTTTAACTTTTAATGCCAAGTTAAATTTATCAGTTTTCCCGGCACTCTCTTCATTAGTCGCTGCTTTCGAAGGCGTTGCTTTGGCCCTAGCTTCAACTTCATTTCTAACTGCCATGGCTGTAAATGGATCAACCATAGAGAATGTGGCGTCTTTTAGGAATTCTTCCTTAGCATCATTAGATTTACTGAACTCTTCAAATTTTTCTTGAATTGAATCACCGATAAGCTCAGGATGTTTATTAAGCTCAAAAAATACCTGACCTAATCTTTCCTGGCTTGGGTGATATTTAAAGCCATTTATTGTTTCTTGGTTAGAGCCGTGAATAGGGCCAGTTCCGCCGCCTTCTTGCGTAGATAGTAAGTCGTACCCATGGATGGTTGGATTTGATGGGTCGTCATTCTTGGTCATTAATAGCCCGGCTTTAGCCGATATAACATGCTTATATGAGGTTCCATCAGGATAAACTTGCTCTAATTCTATTTGCTTAAAGTCGTTAAAATCATTAAGCGCTTTCATGTTTTTCTTTAGCTCGGAGTAGTATTTGCCTTCATCTGGGTCTAATGAATCAAGGCTTTCTAAATTCTTAGAGGCTTCCATAGCGGCTTGAATATCTGGCTCATTGGTTATTCTAAAATAAAAAGGAGATTTTCTCTGTCCGTTTTCGCCTATTTCATCATAGAGTCGGTTAGTTTCTGCATACTGAGCTTTTAACTGTGCTGCGATATCTGAATTAATAATAGCTGAAGATGATTTGGTTTCTGGCATGTTAACAGTGCGTTCGATAGGGAACTTTACTAACTGTTTTTTGCCATTTACATTTGTATGCCCATAAAGGCTTGCCATTTCTTCTTGCGTTAGCTTCTTGGCGCTGGATTCACTCATTGTCAGAGATAAGTTCTCATTAAACCGTCTTTTTGCTTCATAAGCGTATTCGTATTCTGACTGAAGCTCGTTAAGATTGATGCCATTTAGATTTTTCGCAAACTTCATTACCATGGCGCTTGTTTTGAAATTAGTTTTGCCATAGTCAGCCGTCATTTTAGCTGCAAATTCTAATTGCTCACTGCTTTTATTGCTAATTATTTGACTTGCTTCCTGAGCTGCTAAATTTGACTCACCCGTTTTTTGGAGCCTGTCTGTAAACGCTAGCATGGTAGCTTTGGCTCTGGTAGATAAAGGTAGATTATTAGGATGATTTCTATTTATATCCTCATAAGCTTCTACAGCCATCGTCATTTGCTCGCCATTTCCTGAGAGCATCTGCGCCTCAACGCCATCAACATAAGAGGGTATAGGGCCGCCCGCTGCTTTAACAGCCGCCCTTTCCGCTTGGTCTTCAGAGTAAAGTGGAGCGCCCGACTCAGGGTCAACCATATTTTTTTGTATGCTTTTGGTTGTAGCGGCTAATCCTTCGGACTTTTCTTTATTTGAAAGCGCCGAGAACCCTTTGCTGTCGCTCCAAACTTTCATTGTATTTTGTCTTGAGTCTTCTTTTTGAATCCTGCCAATGCTTTTGACTTTATAGTCATACATGAACTTGTAAAACTGTGTATCTGTCAATTTATCTTTTAGCGTTATCACATTATCAGGCGTTATAACGTCTTTGATTTTGTAAGCGGCAATCAAAGCTTGCTGTTCGCTTTTTCTTAAGTAGCTGGCTGCTTTATTTTGCTTTATTACACTTCCCTTTACCTCTTCCCACTGCTGATAATTAAGCTCATTAGGCTTGTTTTCAGCTAAGGCAGAAAGAAACTCATCTTCTTTCCCTTGGGATTGAGCAACACTAAGCAGGTTATTATACTGCCCCTTGTGTAGTGACGATAAAGCTTGCGAATTAATTACGTCGTGTTCTTTTTGGCTTATCAGACCAGCATCAAGGCTACGCTGATTATTTTCCATTAATGATTGGAGCTCATCAGCTGCGCCGGAAATATCGCCCGACATAGCAGTGTCATAAATATTTAATGTGCCACTATTCCCAGACCCAATCTGGTTATCGTGCTCAGCTTTCCTTTGCCTAGATATCATTTTTGTATTTAGGCTACCGTTAATCTGAGTCATTGAGTTTTCAAAGCTTTTTCTCAAAGAAACTTTTACGTCATCTGGTGCTAGGTCAAAAATTGACTGAGCCCCTTTTGGCATATTGTCATTAAATGACTGTATAGCGTCAGGCGTTAACTTGGGTAGCTTAGCAAGTTCAATCTGACCTTCTGATAATAAGCTATTTAATTTTGTACCAAGAGATGCTTGAGCGCTGGCTTTATAAGCTGCCTCATAATGCTTGCCACTTTCCGTCATTGCAGGGAATAGGTTGCCAGTTGGGTTTTCTCCTGACTCATACCCCATCTTTTCAGAAAAGGAATTAGCTGCTGTTTGAGCAATCTTAGAGCCAATTTGGCCTAACGTATTAGCTTCTGATGCAAACTCATTCAATGATTGATGGAAGTCAGTAACGCCTACCCCCGAGCCAAGACCTGTTGTTCTATTAAGTGGTGCTAAATCTTCGGTAGCCATTATTTATTTCCTAATTTTAAACTGGTTCCATGCCAAACCCGCTGCGTGATTTAGGCGTTGAAAAGCTTGATGAACTATCAGAGGTAGGGGTAAAGCTTTTAGAGCTAAACCCTGAGGCAGCGCTCGAGGCAGTGTTAAATATTCTTGATGTTAAATCAGACTTAAGCTTCATATCAGTTGCTGTTGTTTGCAAGCCAGACTGTAAAGACTTACCTTTAGTAGTAAGCATATCAGCCTTCATATTCAGCTCTCGCATATCCTCGTCACGTTTAGCAACCTGCTCAGACTCTTGCCTAACAAAAAGAGCACTTCCAGCGCCAACATTTGCACCCCTGGCATTTTGTACTGCGGACATATGACTCAAGTTTTGACGTAACGCAATCATTTCGTTGAGCGATTCATCTTTGGCTTTAGCTGCGATAAACTCCATATTGGTGCTTAATTCTGCGTCATTTAACCTTCCTGCTATTTGGTTAAAGTCGCGCTGAGCATTATTTCCGAATATATCAAGAACAGTGCCGCCCATTGAGATAAGAAAAAGTGAAAGTGGATCCATTTTAAACCTCTATTTTGTAAAATATTCCGATTAACTTTATATCAAAAGCGGATGAATGCGTGATACTTATGGAGTTATATTTAAATTCATTCCACCCTTTCATTAAGGATAGCTGAAAAGTACCTGTCGCTGCGGAGGGTGGTTGGCCAAAGTCTGTCTCAGAAAATGTTTTCAAAGCAATAGGGATATCATTAACCTCTCCGCCGATAGTATTATTAAACATAAACTGTGCGCTTCTAATATGTTTAGGCTCAACGATATTTGATGTTGATGAATTACTTCCCATAGCTATAGACAAAGGCATAGGTTGTATTGCTACATTAATTGGGAATCCAGTTTGAACCACCTCAACCTCTGAGCTTTCACCGTGCGCTTCATAAAAAACGCTGTCATTATAACCCTCGGAGGCATAACCATAACCATCTCCATTTGAGACTGTTTCTTGCCCGTTAAATCTAGGAACGCTTGTTATGCTACTTATTGCAGTTCCATCATATTTATTTGCGCAGTCAACATAAGAATCGAAATCAAGCTCTTCAATATAGAATTTAGTTGCTAATGGAAATGTATTAACACTTGAGGTTGCTCCTATTGCGGAAATCACATACCTGTCTACATCAGCTATAGCATCTGCCTTACTGGAATATATCGCAAACTCAGTAGCTGAAATCCCAGTAGCCCAATAATGTATATCAATTACAATTTGAGGCACCGTTGTTGGTAGTGTCCCAGTCGTTTCAAAGGCAACTTGAATTGTATCTCCAATCACCAGCCCTAGTGCAGTGCCCGTTATCGTATCAGCGCCTGTAGAATTAATTGCGGTTATTGCCCCTGTAGCATCAAGTTCACCTATTTGTCTCTCTACAACAAACCACGCTCTACCATCAAAGTTAGAAGCTACATGCCTAAAATAAGCCTCTCCGTAGGACTGCTCTGTGTAAGCAGGCGTCCAACCTGAGACTTCCTCAGCCAATAATGTTTGATATATAGCAACAGAACCATCTTCATTGATAACTATCAGATATCTACTTCCTTGGGACTCTAAATCAACAAAAGGCGCCATCTTAACTGGGTTTGTCAGCACCTGTTCGCTCATTGATGAAATCATCCTAGAAATATAGGAATTATTAACGCCATCCCATAGCATTGAATAAGCGTCATTACCTGAGATAATAATAATCTGATTATCAATCGAGGCTGGTTTTGCGTCACCCGCAGGAATTAAATCTTGAATATTTAATGAAAAGTTCGTTGGGGTTAAAGCTGTATCACTTGCCAAAGGTGTTGAATAAAAACCATTATTGGTCTGGATAGTTAAGCTTCGATAAGGCGTTATGTATTTAATAATATTAAGTTCGCCACTTGTTGGATAGTAGGCGATGGACGCCTCATCTTCCACAATGATTTCGCTAAACTCATTAAAATCATTAATAGCAGAAAGCCATAACCCATTTGGTAGCCCTGAGGAATTAGCAAACACAGCTCTATTTTGGAATGATGAACACTTTAAGGGGTAGCCTCTTGTTGTGCTCCAGGCGGGCTCTGCTAAATAAACGAAAGTTCCGGACACTACGGATGTAACATCGAACGCCTTGGTTATCTCAATCACAAGAATATTTGCGCTGGTATAGCCTGTGATTCTTGCAACTCCAGGGCCTTGGATATAAGCGCCACCTACGTATGCGGTCGTGAATATACCTGAGCCTGTCCCGGAGGAAGTTAAGGTTGCGGGGCCTGGGCCTACAATGTTCACTTTAAAGTTTATAGCATTGTAATTCCCATCCCCTATCGCATTACTCGCACCATCTTGAAAATCAAAAACAGGTGTATTTTGAAAGGATATATCTGACTTAACCCAACTTATTAGGGGCGTATAAACTGCCCCAGTGCCAGCGCCTGAGATTTCGTAAGCATTAACATTATCTTTGGCATCTTCGGCGGTTTTAAATAGTTGTGCTGTCGTTGTTGTTATCCATTTAGAAAAATAGGTTGTTCCTATAGAGATTGCCGGCGTTGTTGTCGGAACATCCACAGTAAAAACACAGGGGTAAATCAGGCCTGCTGCATAGCCTGAAGCTAAAGTGATAGTATCATCGCCAGCATCAAAGCTTGTTACGTTTATACCAGTGGCACTTCCTCTTATAAGCTCAAAAGGTATTACGCTACCAATAGTCATTCTGTACCTATCTTTAAGGACAGTGGCATCTAAGTTAAATATATCTTCAGCTGTAATGTCTGACAATGTAACGGTGGCATTTAAAGACCCTTCAAGATATATATCTGCATAGCCAGGTCTAATTAGAATTACGTAAACACACTCATCAAGATACTGGAAGGTATCAAAGTATATTTCGTCAGAACTTGTAACCGATGAATCAACTTCGTCTAGATATTCTGTCCCGAATCTTTTCCCTAATCCACCCTGAGGAAAGGATAGGGCGTTTTTGGCAGTCTTGACGCCTTCGAAATAAGCTTTAGTCGTAGTTCTGGCATACATCAAAGGAGATAGTTCTCCCTTGGAGAAATTGTCTTGCGTCCACAATGAGAGGCTCATCAATAATCCTTATCTTGCGTTGTTATCTAGACCAGATACATATCTTGAGCTCAGCACTGGGAAGTCCACCTGGCTTGATTGCGGCCTATTTTGAGAGTCAGCTGCTGCGGCCATGCTAAATAGTATCGCTTTCTTTGTCTCAATAGCGTTATAAAATTCTGGTTTTTGTGCGTTGCTTAGCGCTAAGTAACTTGCTATTTCATGAGTAAAGTAATGCCAAAAATACAAAGGTATATATGACTCGTCTGGCTGAAAGACGTACTCCATGTAAAAGTCTGATGAGATATTAGCGTATATTTTTCTGCTTTCAAAAATCTCCCAGTCATAGGACTGAGGAAAGACTCGTATAGTTTTAATGAAGTCTGCTGGTAGTAGGTATACATATTCCCACGGCACGTAGGAAGGAAGCGTCTCTGTCGTTTGAGATAGCTGCTGTATCTGAACCGCGAATCTCCAGCTTGTTTGGGATAATACCGAGGGTAATAACATGTCATAGGCTTGCTCAGCCGATACAACCAGGTCATCCCCATCATCTAAAGTGATGATTGGGGAGTGGCCAAGTATCGCCAAACTGTTACTGATTACTTGTACTTTTGTTAAGCTCATTAGCCACTCCTTTATTTTATTACGATGCCGCTCTTAATAACTGATAGTTGATTACCGCATCAGCGCCTGGATTGGCACTAAATGTTACGGTTAATGTATTCAACGTAACTACAGCACTAACGATAGTAGTATTGTTTGTTCCGTTATCAACCATTTCAACAAAAGCAAGGTCAGTTGCTGCTGCGCCAGTTACAGTAATTGCTTCTGCTGCTGCGCCGCCTGCTGTTGTAGGTTGGCCCGCATAAACAACAATATGACTTGGCGCAATACCTGAGTCTAAGTTCTCTAGCGAAACCGCATCATCAGCAATTTTAGCATTGGTTACAGCATCAGCAACGATATTACTTGTGCCAACTGAAGTAGCAATACCTGTGCTTGAAGTTGTAATTGTACCTGCTTCTCTATCAATTGTAGCAACACTTAAAACTTGGAATGTGTCACTGCCTTGGCAGAAAATTAAGTCACTAACTGCTAAGCTATATACAGCATCAGCAAAGTAATTAGCTGCTGAAATAGTAGCTGAAGCATCACCGGCACTTCGATACGAAAACATAGCAGGCGCGTTATAAATAACAGAATCTACAGTAACACCACCTGTGTTACCACCAGCACTTACTCTTGAAAAATTATCTACATTATATGTCATAAATTACTCCTTAAGCTGATTCGTCACAGGCTATGGCAATAACGCCTTCATTATCAATTACGATAGAACCCATGCTAAAGATACCGTTCACTAAATAAGATGCTTTTTCTGCAACGTAGTTAATTTCAGTTCTAAAGTCATGACCAACCGCATTACCAATAGCCATCTTATGGAAAGCAAACGCTGTACGGATGTTTCCTGTTTTAGGTAAGCCACCCTCAAGCATTTTAGGTATAACAATAATGTTAAAACCTAAGTATCTTTGAGCCATAGCATTATCAAGTACACGGTTTGATGTGAAGTCAATATTTGTGAACTCTTGATTTGTTAATAATGAGCTAAAGTTGTTTGCGCTCATAGCAACATATCTTTCAGCCATAGGGACTGAGTTATCATCAAAGTTTTCAAGGATTTGACGATACTTAGTATATGAGAAGTTTGTTCCGCCATTAGCGATGGTTGTACCTGGGTCTGCTGTCATAGCGTCAATACTGATTTGGTCACAACGTCTGCCCATAGCATCAGATACTAATAATGCACTTTCCATTTTTGAGTCAAAGTTTACTGTTAACTCTTGGACGGTATCAACATATACAGGTGCCATATATTTTTGAAGATTTGCAGTTGCTTTACTATAACCAGGGTCTTGAGCGGTTACAGTTTGTTGATATGCTGCTGCATTAGCGATGATTTGGCCAACTTTTCTGAAGTCAACTGCTGAGCCAGTAACATCTGAACGCATGCGCATTGCATCTTTTAATTTGAATCCT